TTTGGGAAAGTTCCCCATACATCAACCCACGAATACTCAAGCCCCCACTCTACATTTCCAGCTCCAGTGCTGGATGGTGACCAATGGCAATGAGCATTGATCGTTGATCCGTCTTCCTTCTTGTGCGGGAACTGAACAGTGAAAAACAACTGATCACCTTTATCAAAAGACCAGCTATAAACGCCCGTACTTCCTGCACCATCATCAGTAAACTTAGCCCATGTAGGAAGATTTGAAGACCCTTGAGTCTTTAATGCTGTCGCTGCAATGCGAACATCATCATACCGTGGCAGCACATCAAGCCATCCAGTAGACCGTGGTGAACTGATCCACACCTTTTCACCGTCAGCATACATATGGGTGTCACGCCCAAGATAGACTGACCCTTTAGATGCGCTAACAGAATCCGTCTGTATATCTTTAGCATTCTTGATCGAGTACCCACTAAGGTCAAGGTCACGGGTCATGCGCTCTGCGAACTGTCCATCATCAACCTGGACGCGTGCAGAACCTTTACCATCTCTTGTCTGTAGTTCTAAACGGTGACGGTTCTTATCTTCTTTGACAACCTTTAATTGTGCCTGACTATTCCTAACATCCTGAACCTCACGCCAGAGTTCTTCAAGCGCAAGGTCAAGGTTGCGATCACCTGTTCGTGGCGCACGGCGTTTATCCATTAGTGTACCCCGCTTAGGTGACGGTAAACAACGCCAATAGAATCAATAAGGCAGCTCCCCGTGACACTTGCAAGTTTGATCTTAAAACCTCTATCCCTTGTATTACAGGTTAAAACCTTCATCCCTGTGACGCTTGCGTCAGTAAGGCTAATGGAGTTGCCATCATGGTCTTCAGCGGTAATCGTGCCAGCACTCCAAGTCCCCTGATAGGGAATCCTAATCTCATAGAACTTCTTGTCTTTCGAGTTTGCGCCCATATCAAGAACTTTCGAGTACCAAACATACGACCTTCTACTGCTTTTATCATCAAATAATGAGTACACTTTTGACCCGACAGCGGCGTATGTCTTACCATTCCTGCCAATAAGCATACCGCGAAGTGAGTAGTTTGTGATAGACCAAATATCCCACCTTTTTGTTCCGACAGAATACGCAAAGCAATGCTGTCTATACCCGCTCGAAGTAGCATCTACTGCTGCACAGAATGCTTTTCTTTCAGCATCAAAGAAGACAACCGGGGGAAGGTTTGGATTATGGTTGAGCCATCCAAATGTACTTCCCACACCCTCGCTGTTCAGGATCGTATCGCCAATCGGCATAAACCCTGAACCAACATCAAGGTAGACTCCCTTTACGCCAGCAACAAAGATTCCAAACTCATTAGCGATAACACCCTGTGGCCCCTCTACTCCAATACCTTCAAAGTCATCTTCAATGTATGGCCCATTAGGATTGATGCGCCACATCTTGCTTGACGAGAACACATAGAACTTTCCACGCCAAAAGCACATAGCCGTAGGCTTGTCTGACAATATAACAAAATTAGTGGAAAGGTTGAACTGATCATACTTCCCAGGCTCGCTTAGGTAAATGATGTTTGTGCTATCACACTCACCATCGAACCCCTGACAGTCTCCCACAAGAAGCTGATCGTTACCTACACATGAGATGCCATAGTTAGGCGTACATACTTCAGCGTCAGCCGAGTAGCCTGATAACTGCTCAAATGTTTCACCAAGTCTATTCCTGTCGTAGACCTGATACTTGTAGTAGCCGGATGTTCCCGCAAATGAAACTTCGTTCTTTGATACCGAGAAATCAAGTCGCTCAACAACTCTTGGAATACTTGCAAATGATGTACCAACAAGCGAGTTCTTCGTTCCACGAAGGATATAAGCACCTGATACTCGTGGGGAGATATCTGTAATCGCAGACTCTTGCAGATAAAGATTTACAATGATTGGCTTACCATCTTCTGATGGAGTAATTGTTGCAATTGGTTCAGACATCGGTGCAATCTGATAGCCGTCATATTCAAGAGCAATGTGGTATGTAAGGATTTCACCAGCACGAATACCATCTGCGTCCTGCCCTGATGACTGCGCTGCTGTGCATACCACATCAGGTGCTTCATTAAATGAAGTTGCGCCAAAACTTATAGTAGTTGCATCTAAAATATCTAATGCTATTTCACCCGATGTTCCGCTAAGATCGCCTTGGACAAAGTTTATGACGGTACCTGCCCCGTCATTATCATCATATAGTGTGATGCTTCCAAGTGGAGTGGATGTCTGGGATTCTGTTGTTGGCGCGGTAGATATACCACCAATAGAGCCAAATCCCCATAAGTTACCATATAAAGTATCCCATGATTTAGTTGCTGAATACATTATATCGTATGCGTGAGATGCGTCATATATTGCCAGTCTTGTAGATGTTCCAGTAGATACTGATAAACAAATATAATCAACCCCAGGGTACAAGCTATTATCGTACAGGCAGCATGACGCATTTTTTACGATTACATTATTGAATGGCGGCGCATTTTTATTGTATGACGAGTCCCCAAATTGTATAAGTCTTGCATGACTTGAGCCGAAGTGGTAATTCCCCCTATCCGTGTAGTCTACATAAACTGTAAACGGCCTCAATATCATTGCAGATAAACCGATAGACCTTTTAGTACCTCCATCTGTATCGTAAGTCTTCAATCTAGGTGGTGTTGTCACATCTGAAGAGCTAAACAAATACCCAATAAGCTCTGCCCCATTTGTTGGCGATGCACTATTGTCTACAACTCCGCAGTTAAAAAATGGTGTTTTTATTGTATGTATATCAAACCTGTGATAGTCATTGTCAACGCTATCAGCCAAATAAAAATGACCATAATCACCATATGTACCCTCGCGATCATCACCCCTTAGTGTTGGCGTAACATTATAGGTGTCCATTCCGTTGTTTGATACATTATATTGAGGATGGCTCCCAGAGCTGCGAAAGATTAATGTTGGATACCCTACACGGAACTCTTCGTTTAATGAGTACACTTCATCAGGGTCTTCTGATCTAAGAGCGACAACAGGAACTCCACCATTCTCCTTGTGCATTGCAAAGTAAAGATAGCAGTTAGTGTATGTACTACCAGAAGAGTAAGTATGATTATCAGAGATCATATCGCTTACTTCATACTCCTCTGGCTCTTCTAAACCAGCAGTTCCCCATCCATTTATGACAATTGATTTCACAACATCAAGCGTTATAGTATTAGAAGCAAGAGAACTCATATTCACACGATAAACAGTTCCGTATGTTGTGTCGTCATTATCATAAATAAAGAAGTGCGAGTCCTCTGTCGGGTCTTTACAAATTGCCTGAAGCGATACAAATTCAGTAGCAAGCCCAGTAACTTCTACGGTGTATTGCGTAGTCGTGTTCGGCGCAAAAGAATATAAGTTGTTATCTTTATATTTTATTGCAATATGCGCTTCATCGCCATTATCAACAGTAATTACCTTGTGCATCCCAGCCGCGATATCTGTAACGTCGTCAAACCTCTCAAGTTTTGCATCAAGATATTCAGGAATAGTACCACAAGTATTGCTACCAAACTGGTCATTAGTTACATAACCATACCACTTTGTATCCTTTGTCGGCCCCATGCCAATATGTACTTCGTGACCATGTACTGCTAAAGCTGCATAGTCATCATCAGCATCGAATGCAGGGCTTGAAGTTGAAATAGCCCCACGAGTCCCTTCAAAGTCAGTAATGTATTTCAACGCTGTGGCACTATGATCTACATAAGCAAGCGTCCTTGTCCCATTCTTAGCCTCAATGAAACACATCTGATCTGCTGGGATAGAAGCACTTGCACTATCAGTCTCTTCCGTGTGACCTGGCATTCCACCAAGTTTACCACCCTCAAGGATAGGGTCTACATCAACCGAAAAAGTTGCAGCCTCCTGTGGGATGTCCGTCTCACTTGGAGTACTGATAATGCCATGCTGAAATGTTCGTATCTCGAAAAGCGATTTAGGCATTCAAATCCTCCGGTAGTGTCTTCGTATGTCTTTTACCTAAAAGTGTCCCAGAAACGCTAATAGGCTTAAATAAGGGTATTGGGGACGCTAACCGTCAACGCTACATTGTAGAGTTCTACCGGGCTTGTGTTGTTTGGGTCAAGATTGCGGGTTAGCATATGCGGAATCGTGTAGGGTTCCTTTAGTCCAACTTCCTGCAAAACCCTGACAAGGAACTCTGAGCAGAAGAGTCTATTAGCTCCTGCTTTGTTTGAGTCGAATGCTACCTTTGCCAGCTTAAACCAATTTTCATATGGTGTTCCTTCAAGTGCTACAAGCTCGTCTGAAATTAGATCACGGACTCCGGCGAACGGCATTTGGAAGTGACGGATGCGATCCTTTTTGTGTTCGATAAGCCAGTCTTCAAGAGGTGTTCTGGCTACTCCTCCCTTGAGTGTTGTAGACTCGTATACGAATAGTTCCGCATCATCACGCCTGATCATAGCCACATGGGATGGTGTGAACTCTTTTCTGAAAAAAGATACCGGATGCGTGAATAGAGAAATGATCTTAGAGAAAAGACCACGCCCCTGTGTGAAGAGGAAGTCCCCCGTGTAGAAGTTAGCCAATGTGAAGTACTCCTGTTTTAAGCAGGGCAGCGATAGCACCAAAGAGTGCTGACACGCCAATGGCAATTCCAGTCATCCATGCTCGCCATTTCTCAAGTGCAGATACTCGATGTTCCATCTTTTCCGCGTACATATCGAAATGGGAGATCAGCGTATCGAACTTCTTATCAAGTCCGTCAATGCGTTCTTCCAATCGTGCCAACCTTTCTTCGTGCAGTACGCACATTGTTCTACGCTCTTCCATGCTTAGGCCTTCCTGAGTACAGCTATTCGCTCTGATCGTCTCCACTCTATCGGTCTTACTCTAACAAATGCGTTAAGAGCTGCTGCCTCTTTATCCGTATCAGTACCTCTTCCGCCGCCACCAGCTTCAATAATATGGTAAGCATCAATACACGCTGCCACATGGTATGCGTCTAATGTCCCGTCATCAAGCCGCCTGCCATAGACAAGAATGTCACCAGGGTTTATAGCATCATTTGTCTTTTCAAATCGGTTGTCATTGAGGAACCCATCAGAGCTAAGTCTCTCGTATCCACCAATCCATCCAACAGAGCGGCACGCTTCACTAATAAGCCCTGAGCAGTCAAAGCCAAGAATAGGGTCATCATTCCCTGCCATTGGTTTACTTGTTGGGTCTTCACCGATTTCAATCTTAGGCCAGTAATATTTCACGCCGATGAATGACTCAAGTACCCTAATAAACCGAGCAATTTCTACCCTACGCCTATAATTCTTAATCATGCAACAGCCCCTGGGTTCCATGTTCCACTTGCACTTCTCGCTGTATCGTTAATATCTGTCTGGAGATAGCTGGACAATGTATAGAAGTTTCCACCAAGTCCATAACCGCTACTTGTAGGATCAAGCTCATAATAAGAAGGGCTTGTATATAGACCAGTTTCCGTAAACACGATTGCCCCAGCGGCATCACCAGACGTGACTGTTATTGTATCATCCTCTGCGAATGTGTTGTAAAATACTGACGATCCTTCGCCATTGCCGTACAAGTCTGATGACGTAGAGTTTGCAACAACAAGATTACGATATATAATGTTTGTAGATACATCCGTGTCGTGAATAGCGTACTCAGCAGCATTAACGGTACAATTAGTTACGTTAACACCATCGTTTGTAACATCTGTCCCCCAGCCAAATTGGATTCCATAAGTTGTCACAGTTGATACAATCACATTATCAATTGTACAATTATTCATACCTCCAAGCGCAAGTCCATTACCGCAGTCATATATCATCACATCATAGATACATGAATCGTAGAAATAGTTTGACAGATGACCTTCGTTTGAGACCTGAATACCACGACCATTACAATTATAAATCGTGCAATTGCTTACGCTGAAGTAAGCGTCAGCATCAACTGCACGCCTAAGGTATATACCATGTTCCGAAATATCATGCATTATGCAGTTATTGATAATAGCATAAGGTGATCTCATCATAAAACCTGAGCCACTATGACCGCTTGAATCACCCTCTGTATTCATAACTGTACACGATTGGAACTCAGCAGACTCTACACCACTATCAATAAATACACCATATACTGCGCCAGTCCCAGACAACGGAATTCCGTCCCATTGACCGTCAAAAACAATCCCTTCAAAATAGAAACTACCACTTGAAAGATATACCGGATAATTAAGTTCGTAGCTACCTTGTACAACAGGGTCACCATTACCGATAAAACTTATATTTGTAGATGACGATATCGCTGTGGTAAGAGCGTTATCAGTAATCCTATCCGTATATGTCCCGGCAGAGATTGAGATTGTATCGCTAGGCTGTACGCGATAAAGGGCTTCTGATAGGGTCTGATATGGACTCTCGGGAGAGCCACATCCGGAGAATGAAGCTGATTGGTCAACATAAATTGTATTACCAATAAGCTTCTGCTTCCCAGCAAGGAAGTTTTGTGTACGCTCTGCTGCACTTAACGCTTTATCGTAATATGATACATACGCTACGCACGCATCAATATTAGAACCGGACTGCCCAATAAACATCCTATTCGTCTGGACAAAACCATAATCACTTGTATAGACTGCAACGGATGACTCGCTGTCATCCTCTAACCCTCTAAAGAAAAGTGTTACTTTTGTTCCATCATATACAATAGAGTACTGCCTGAACTGCCCTTTTGCTGTATACGCTACACCAGAGTTTGTATTCTGTGAACCGCCAGAGTTATTGTAGACGTGTGATGATATTGTTCCAGTAGAACTTGCATACATATATGCACCATAAGACGATGTAGTTGTAGCTCCTTCTTTATTGAGTCCGAAAAGAACAGTATGTGCAGACGGGGTTTCATAACAATATGCAAATCCAGTAAGCGTCCATCCATCACTTGAGCTAATAATGTTTGAAGAATACTCGCTCTGGAGGTAGCCATTCCTTACCTGTGAAGCTGTACCAAGCAACACACCTGGCTTCCCGCTACCATAATATCCGCGCCTTAGTCCGTTCTGGATTGGGGAGTTGAGTTCAGTAGCCCATGCCGCTGCACCACTACTAATATCAACATCATTTGTGCCAATAATATCTTGTGCTACCGCCCCTGTCCCCGCATCAAATAACCACGCAATACTATTTGCACCAAGAGCCTGAGCTGCGTTAACCTGATTAGGGCTATCAAGCATATCCTTTACATCATCAATATCTGGTGCTTCTTCATGCAGTGACAAGCTAAGAAACTGAAGGTCACCGAGGAAACCGTTTGCAGTGCTGTTTGCACCGACTTGAAGATTCCCACCACTATAAAGTGTCCACGGGGCTGTCCCGCCAATCGTTCCACTTACATCAAATGTTGTCCACGGGCCTTTTCCATCAGATCTTAAGTGGAGGGTTACGGAACTGTTTTGGTAGTCAACATCGTAGATGATCTGATACCAAGTGTCTGTCTCTAGTAGTGCCGGGTATGCTGTTGCTGAATATGTAATGGTCTGTGTTGCTGAATTATCATCCTTGAATGCCATCGTAAGTACTGGTCTTCCTGACGAAGTGTAGAGCCTTACAGCGAAGTAGCTAGAGGCTGTACCCATAATGTAGCCAGTAGCCGTTGATGCTCCAGTATTAAATACAGCCGTAACCAGTATACGATCAGATTGACCATTCGTGAGCGTCTTTGCTGCCACAGAGTCGCCATACGCCCCAGACGAGAAGTCCATTGCTATTCCGGTGTAAGCATCAAGATCAAGCCCACCATCAGGAGCAAGGTTTTTTACAACATTACCACTTGATTCATCGAGTGCATAGAAGAGTTTAAGGCCATCCTTTACAAACCCAGATGTAGCATCAGATGCTCGCGAAGCACCGCCATAGCCAAGTCCGATAGGCATGATTAAGCCTCCACATATCGGTAAGCAATAATGTTTCCACCACTTACACGCTGTACGGAACTGAATGGGCCAAATCGCCAACCCTCTTCGGGGATAGTATGACTTGTCAGGCTATCACCAATTTCTGATGTTAGCGTGACTACAGCGTCACCACCAACTGCCTGAACAGCCACATATACGAAGTCAGACAATGCTGTAGTATCTGTGATATAATCAAACCCACCGAGGCCAAACTGGAGGTTACTACCCTCCTGAACTGTCGCTGTGTGGATACCCTTTTCAAAACTAGCCATTATTTATCTCCTTTGTTTGGACGGGCTTTAAGCTCGCGGCATACGAGCATGAACACCCTGTTTATGGATGAGCCGCTCCAGTTGCATCTACCCACGCAGACCCACTCCACCAGAACGGTTTATTCAGATTCGTATCAAACCAAAATTCACCAGCATCAGTTCCTGTCGGAGTACCTCCCTGAGAAAACTGGTGCTTGTAGTTTGTCACCTGATCGTTATAGTGAACCCTAAATCTTTCAGAGTCATCATTGATATTGATCTCAAAATATCCATCCAGAGCCTTGAGACGGACACCAAGATCAAAGTTAGCACCAAAGTCCCATGCCATCAAAGTGCCGCTAGCCTCAGTACCCCACGCCATCCATTGGGTAGAGCCTGCCTTAAAGTTGGCAAACCTATTAAGTCCATCCCCAAAAGAATAAGTAGTTTTGAATTGGAACGCATAGTTACTTGCATTCATGTATGAGGGATTACCACCCCAGAGCAACATTGCGGGGTCATTCTCGTTGCTGCTCCCCGCACGGCGATTTCCAGGCCAATACAGCTCGCCATCATAGGTTAGCCGGAACAGGTCGCAGCTTTGGACTGTTGGGTTCCCCTCGCTAGACCAAGCCTCGTAGCACCATAGGTAGTCGCTGTTTGCTACAGAAGAGCTGCTTGATCCATCAAGATCGCTGCGGACATTCGTATTGAATGCGTTGGCAAGGTATAGGATTGACCCATCACGACCAACATTGTCAACCCTTACTGGGTGGTATCCTACGTTATTATCATTAAAATCGGTGTAGGAATGAATAAATGTACCTGCACTAGCAGCACTACCCGCCTGATCCCCACGAGCCTTGTGAACCACCTCAAGAGTGCGATACTCCCCGTCAAGGTCTTCATTCAGGATCGCTAGTGCTTTCAGGTCTGCGCCTGTTCCTAGAACCATTCGATCATCAGCATCTGTCGTGTAGCCGGTAACAGCGTGAGAGCGGCTATCGTAGCCATCAACAAGCTCTGGGCTGTCACCTGTATAGACTGAATATACCATTGCAGAAACATCGGCAGCACTCGTATAACTACCATCACCATTATCTACAAGCGTATCGTCATCTGTATCCAATACATAAGCATCCGTATCAACATTCTTGACACGGACACGAAGGTTTGGGCGGGCTGCGCCAGTTGATGCTCTGAGTACTATAGATAGCTTAGACATTTATTCTCCTGCTGATGGTGTTAAGAGTGATGCGTTGTTATCACCAGAAGGTACTGGCGTTTCCCTATTAATACGGCTACCATCATAATCAACCCTAATCACCTCTAGAACGCGATCAGGAAGATCATAATAGATGGTATCTTCAGCAGTCTGGAAATCCACATAGCCCTTAATCAATTCAGAACGATCAGCAAATTCCTTGCGCTTCTCATTGATCAATGTCAAGATCACACCAGCAGGTACGCCGGGATGATGAAGCTGGACGAGTTCAACCATTTGTCGTGGTGTCATTAGAATATCCCATAATCTGCTGGTTTGATCCAATCGCCTACATTCTCACGACTGGAGTAGATTGCTGCTTCAGCGATGCCCTTATTGAATCGAAGCTGGAACCTGTCACTAAGCCCTGCATTACCATCAGGGCGAAGGTAAAGTTCAGAGATGACACCGTCAACGATGTACTTATGGAACTGTGACGGGATACTTGCGTCTTCATCCTCCCACGCTGTATTGTTAATACCAAGATCAGGGATCAGTTTCTTGGCATAAAGCAGCACAACCTTATCGGCGGGAGCTGCTGCGTAGTTACCTGCACCATCAGCATAGGCTACAGCGATCTTATTATCGTCAACCCACCAGACATATTCAGCATAGTTCATCGTGCAATCCTTTCAAAGAATGCAGCGTAGTCAGCACGGAGCATCTGAATCTTCCCAACAAGGCTATTCACCAGGTTTGATACATTCTGTGCTTCCTTGAGTGTAGCATTGATGGCCGAATCATTCAGCCCAGCGTTATCAAGTTCAGCCTTATATCGTGACAGAAGGGCTTGAATATTGTTGATAGTAGCTGTGGCAAGTTCGGTATCTTCGTCATCTTGGATGTAGTCTTCCAGTTTCGCAAGAAGTTCATCCATGTTTTGAACACCAGCAGGAAGGGCTGTTTCACCTGTGATATAGTCGTCAAACTTGTCATCAAGCGCAGCGATGTTTGACACATAAGTGGCAATCACATTCGTAAGGCCAGACAGCGTGGATAGCTGAGAACCCATGCGGTATTCCTGCGACCTGATCCCGGCATAAAGCACAACGCCCTCGTAGAAGTTAGAGGGCATATTCGTAATTGTGCCTGAAGCATCGTCTACAACACCGTAGGTTATCTCCACTACTCTTGCGCCAGTAGTCGATGCGCTTGGTGCAGGGAAGACAAAGAGCGTACCACTAAGGATTGTTGAGACAGGCGCATAGTCACCGCCATAATAGATGCTACCTGTATCATCGTTCAGAACGCCGCTAATCGCTGTGCAGTCAGATAGCGGAGCAGGAACCCAATGCGTTGTGTTAACATTCTTAAAGACATGAATAATCTTGCTGGTGGATGAAAGGCTATGACCTGCGCTACCAAAGTCAGTCTTCTTTTGGAAGAGACGCTGGTGGGCAGGGCTAATGGTAGAGGCTCGATCAACGACATCCTTCACGCCATCATCAAGCCATGTATCCATCTGCGACGAATACGAAGTTGTATCGCCTGTTCTGTATTGAACCTGATTAGTGAAAGAAGCCATTACACCCCCAAGAGAATGAAAGAAGGGGGCCGAAGCCCCCATTCTTTATTAGGCAATTACATACGCCGAGATTGTGTTTGCACTTTCATCACCATCACTTGTCCAACCAAGATAGTAGTACGGGGCAGGATAAGCGTTAAGGTTAATAGACTTAAACTGCACTTTAGCAGCGTTTGTCACGTCAGTAACAACTGCATCAAGCAGCAGGAACTTTGTTCCACCACTCGTCATGGCGCCGTAGAGTCCAATATCCAAATTTGTTCCAGTTACCGCCGATGCAATAATACCGAAAGTGACATAAGAAGCGGCCTCTTTATTGTTAACAGAGATAAAATCAATCTCACTTGAGTACTCAGTTGTTGCCGAACTCGGAGCGGTAATACTCTCCTCCTTGCCGACAAGAACCTCGCGACCACTAATACCCTCACTCGTTTTCGTCCAAGCCATGATATACCTCCTTTACACCAGCTTGATGGCGTGATGCGTTTCAGGCAGCGTAAGAGCAAGACCCTTGTCGCTGATGTACTGATCCTTGATGCCATCCACATCGTTGTTCTGGATGCCAGCTTCAAACTTGTCAGCGCGGTAGCGAGCCTGGCCAATGTTCATCGGGTCAACGATAAGGGCATAGCCGCTATACTTGCCACCAGCGTGCTGAGTCAGCAGCGGGCTGCGAACAAACTGAATCTGACCGAACTGATGCATGAAGTTGCGAATGTTAAAGCCAAATTCCTTCGAGGCCATCGGCATCTGGAAGTCAACCTTACCCATCACGCTCTTCTCATCAGCGAAGCTACCAAGCCAAGCAAGGAACTGGTCACCAACAAGAGCCACCTTAGTGGCATTGTCGTTGCCATACTCGTAAACCTGACGCATCAGATCAAGGAACTTGTTGTAGTTGTAGCTGCTCTTCGTCACGCTGTGGATGTTGGAACCACTATTGTAGTCCTCAAGAATCGGCAGCAGACCGTGAGTCAAGCGAACATACTTGCTATTAGCACCAGTCAGGTGACTAGTGACAGCAGAAGTGATTCCAGAAGTACGCCGACCAAGCAAGAAGGCAAGCTCCTGCTTCATCTGATGCTCCTTCATCTTCTCGCCACGCAGACGAGCAAGTTCGGAAGTCTTACCACGCAGGGCCATCTCAAGCAGCGTGCCAGTAATCTCAAGGGGAGTCTTGAAGATCTGACAGGTGTTGTAAGCCACTTCGAGTTCCTTACTCCAGGCGTCAGGCGATCCGCTACCCTCTTCCTGAGCATTACCAACGAGGTAGAACTTTGCATTATCAGACACAGAATTGTTAGACAGCACTGTGGTCTGAGTCGTCAGTGTTCCGCTAGAGCCAGTACTCGTTACAGCCTGAACAAAAACCTGACCATGATAGGTAGCATCATCGCTAGACCAAACATCAAACACATCACCCACATTAGGATGAACGCCCGTAGCAGTATCAAATGCAACGGTATTCGTGCTTCCAGACGCAGCGAGAGTAATACCTGCCCCATTATTGAGTAGGAAATAAGCATTGTGCCAATTAGCACGATACTCGAACATCCTGAAGTCAGGATCGGGAGCCTTCTTCGTACTCATCTTGGCAGTCATCGTGGTGAACGGGGTGACACTCGGCCACAGTTCACTCGTCTCCTTCGGATTGAGGTAGAAATCCCTCCGATCCGTGTACAAAACGCCCGTATTCAGGGCAGAAGTCTGAGCCATTTAATCCTCCTAACCAAATGATCGCCCACGGGCGGCAAGCTCACGCAGGCCAGCCATGAACGATTGGTTATCATCCATAGCCTTTTCACTTTCGCCTGTTACTTTCCCGCCACGGGGCTTCTGTGAGTTCTTATTTACCCGAAGAAGTTCCTTCTTCTTCTTCTGGTTCTCCATCTTCTTGTCGGCTGCAATACCACGCTCACGCATAAATGCCTCAGCAAGGATTTTAGCTTGCTGGTCGCTCGTGATTTCCCAACCCAAGAAGTCATTATACATTTCCGGAGGAATACCACTCTGAGAAAGAAGCTGTAACTGCTGCTCACGCTGCGCTACTGCACGCTGCTGTTCCTGAAAAGGACTTAACTGCTGTGCTGCAACACGAGCTGCTCGCTCTTCCGCTTCCCGCAAAATCATCTGACGGTCATAATCCTGCTGTGCCATACGGTACTTATATTCCTGAGTACCAGGCGTGTAAGCAAGAGACGGGTCAAAATCTTCCGGCGGTTCCGGCGGTTTAACTTCCTGTCCTGCCTGTGGATTCGGGTCTGACCATCGCTTCATCAACATACGAGCAGCATCAGGATCACGCTTCAGCCCATCAACAATTCCCGCAACAGGGCCAAACTCCTCCTCAAGTCTGCGGAGAGCTGCTTCAGCCTTGTCTGCACGAGATTGGAAATACTGAACCGATTTCTGCTCTGCCGTAATCTCAGGCGGTGCATCTTCCGAATCGTCCTCCTCGCCGTCAAAGTCGTTTTCTTCTTCGTCAACCTCGAGTCCATCTTCGTCAGGATTGTCCGATTCCTCGAAGTCCTCTTCAAGATAGTTGTCCGAAGCATCCTCAAAGTCATCATCCGTGGGGTAACCAGGGAGCGCAGCATCCGTGACGGTGGAATCCTGCTCAAATTCCTGATCTCCATTGATGACCGACTGGTCTTTAGCCATTGTTCATCCCTTCATTAAAACTTGTCTGCATCGAAACCTCCGTCTCGATGTCCCGAATAATATCCTGAAGTGCCCCTTCCATGTTGGCAGCAGCACGGACAGAATCAACCTTTGCATCAGCCGACAACTTTGCGTAAAGTGAATCAAGTTTCGTCTTGAACTTCATAAGCTCAACACGCTTTTCGTCACTAAGCGATTCACGGCGAGTTGTCTGGAGGTCACCCTCAAGTTCACGGATACGCTGCGTAGCAGCCTGAAGCTGACCGCTAAGATCAGCACGCTGCGCTACCTGCTCGGCAATCTTTGCACCATTCGGGATGTCAAGACGCTCGATAATAGCAGGAAGAAGCTCCGTAATCCCACCCGTAAAGGCAATCTCCTTCATGGATTCAATCTCAGCCCAGCGGTTTACAGGCGTTGACGAACCCGCAGCAACAACAAGATCATAGGTTGCACGACTAAGATCGTTATTCCTGAGGATAGCACCAGCAACCTCCTGATCCTGATTGAAGATAATCTCACGCGGTTCAGTACCTGGTTCAGAAATGCGGACAATCTTCTCAATATCGTAGTAAGACCTTGCCCACTCAAGCCAGACCGTGCCAGCGAAACTAAGGGATCGTTCGATAGACTGGAGTTTAGCACGCATCCTGCGCTGCCCAAACTCATCAATAGCCATCGTACCCTTATAGGTTTCAGGGGCCATCTGACCACTACCCATCATATTCTCAAAGATGCCAAACTGATATTCAATCTTGTGTTTAGCGTCAGCGAGAAGGGCGATTGCTGCGTTGGAAAGCGGGCCGGGTGTAAGGTTGACAATGCCAGCAGTACCGCTACCTGCAAGTGCTTCAGCATTATATTCACCAATACCGGGGCCGGGGCGCGTCAACATCTCTTCGAGCTTGCGAAGGTCACCAGCAAGGCCACGAGGGAATAGAACCTTAGACGATACTGTGCGCTGCGTATGCTCTGTAACAAGCGAGATCATCTTGTTTGCAAACTCCTGCGGACTGATAGCTCCAGCCACATCAGAGATTGCAAAAGGATTGCCATTGTGCTTATTGAAGCAAGGCGTAATCGGGTATTCGCTGATCGGCATCTCTTCACTGTAAAGTTCCTGATCGCCAAGCGAACAATACTTCTTTACACGAGTCTGCCAAAACTCAGCGTGACTAACAAGTTCATTTTCAATGAGCCAATCAAGCGTTACAATCTCGGCATTGAGCATGATGTTAGGGTCTGCCATGACCTGGCGAACCTGCTCTTCGGTTACAATGTCGATCTGCTGACCGTCCGAGATAACGCCGTAAGAAGCCTCACGAGCCTTGTTGAACTCTGCTTGGCTAAGAGGGCCAACCTCTGAACCATCATCGTTAAACAGTAGCTTGTGCTTCTTGACCCTGACCTTTTCAAACCGCTCGATATAGTCAAGTTTGTCCGAGTCCTCCCCACCGAAATCACCATACTCGGTGAAACCGGAAGTGGATTGAATCGTCGATGTGTTGCGCGAAGTCTCATCAACATCACCGTTGGCCTTCTCAACCTCTTCAGCGTAGTCAGGGAATTGTAGCTTTGCCTGCTTCCTTGTCATCTTCTTTGTGTAGATAACCCAAGCAGCATCACGGCAAAGTACATCTTTCGCATCTTGATCCCATACAATATCGCGTGGGTCAGGGGCGAAAATCTTCAAATCACCACGGCCCTGATCTGAGTCAGGGTCTTCATAAATCATCCACACACCTTGAGACTTTACATAATAGTCGTAAACGTGTGACTTAAACTCAATATCACCAGAACTGATCTTCCACATATGCGCGGCAAGATCAGAAACATTCATGCCAAGATCAACATCATCACTTGTAACACCAATCGTGTGAAAACGAGGCGTATTGAATGTCAAGAACGATACACCCTGCTCAACGGAGGGTAGAATAAAGTCGTGCGTAATGCGTGGGATGCCAAACCGTTTCAGCTTTGCGTCATCAGCGGATGACCATTGCGAAAGGTTAGCAAACTTGTTCCACTTATCTACATTCTCAAGCCAATCAGACTGTGCTGACCTGCCATCTCGGAGCAATTCAATGCTCTTTACGGCGTAGCTTTTATGTGGTTGTTCGGATTTATTCATGGTCACAATATAACACCTTCCACATTTAGTTAAAACTCATCCAAGTTGTTGCTTCTTCTTCATATCCGTAGTCAATAAGGTAATTATCCATCGAACCAGCCTCTTTCTTAACATCATCCTCGCTATCTGCCCACTCAGTATCGCACGGAAAAGCGTTGAGGAAAGCATAATAGTCGGCATCCATCATGTCTTCATGTTGCGTCTCTTTGTCAATAACATAGTTTGTGTATTGACCCATAAGATCGCCGTCAATTCCCTCCCTTACATAAATTCTTCCAGACTGAAAACGCCAAAGGTTTGAAATAAGACGCTCTGACTTCTTTGCGCGTGGCTGATTCTTCCTGTCAATGCCAGGAATCCATGTGCCATCTTCATCACAACGGTCACGGAGGTAGGATCGTATCGTTTCCTGTGCCTGAACTGTTTCGATATTGCCAGTAACAGGAGACATCTCGATAGCTTTGTCGTAGAAAATCTTTGCCGCAGCCATTGGATCAATACGCTTGTGAAATTTCCATAGCAAATAAAGATTTTTCTTGTTATCCATCCCCCAAAAACTGATAGCTGTTTCATCAGCACGGGCCTGAACGGAAGAGGCTGGGTCATATCCCCAGAAAACATTCACAGGAATCACCTTATTCTCGATAATTACCTTGCCATCGCTATCCTTTGCTTCTTTTACGCTGATCGCATGAACTCCATTACCAAGATTCTTGACATCGCCGGAGTAGGTGCGGAAGTGTTCACGCTTGAAAGGCTGGTTGTCACCTGTTTTGTACTGGTTCTGGTAGTTCATCCACCAGATATGGCCCTTACAATTCTTCTCCAGCTTGCGCTTTTCAGCCATCAGTTCATCAAATGACCACATCTCAGGCCAAAGGACAGGCATTTCGCCCATTCCATCTTCCCATCCGGGGATAGCCTGATAGAATCTTGATGTCCAACCATCGGTTTTACTTAGACGATCAACCAAACAGTTCTCATTGATCATCGTTCCAATGACGGCAGTGCGACAGCGGTGCTTATCACGGGCGGCATAAAGGGCTTTTTCAAACCATTCATAGTTCTTGTCAATTGAAGCCCGTGTTGAAGCGTTGTTATCGTCTTCTGCATCGTCAATGACGAAGCGTGAAGGGCGCATATTGTAGCGGGTTAGACCGTGGATAGCTGATCCAAGACCAAGTGCAAGAAGTACTGACCGATTTGGGAAATGAATCTCGTCTTCGGTAGACTTGATC